TGGACCTGACTTAAAACGTGGTATTACATGATCCAATGAAGTAGCTTTTTTTGCGCAGTAAGCACATTTATAATTCCAGGCTTCGTATATTGCTTCTCTAAATCTTCGTTTGGCTGATTTTGGCGTTAATTCAATGAGCAGAGCGAGCGGTTCGTTCTGATTGTTGAACATCTTTGAATTAGTCGTTTCCTTATTTTAAGATGACCACATGTTTACACAACTATACAAGAATCCAAAGAAAATAAGTAAAGAATAGTTGTAAACAATATATTGCTCAATCAAACGCTACGTTGCAAATAGTTCTTGATTGACTTTTATGTCTGTTAAAAACGGTTGGTACCCTGTTTATAGGGCCAGTCAAATTCTTGGTCTAAGCAAAGAGACCCTGTTTCAGTACCGCGACGACGGAACTCTGAAACTTGGGCCTCATTATAGAGCTTTTAAGGATACGTTTTCCAGGGATTCGTATCGTTGGAATGTGGCAGCAGTTAAGCAACACCTGCAAAAGCAGGGTTTGTTGAAAGAAGTTCCCGCCTCGCTTTATAATGTTGCTTCCTAATTTTATGAGCTAAGCGTAAATCATTAACTGTAAGGTTGATTTCGCCTAAGCTTATGGCTTTGTAGTAATTGAGAAGCATCTCATCTAAGCAGCTCTCTAAGTCAGAGGGCTGTTTTTGTTCTAAATCAAAAATAATTGCCCATTGAGGGTGTAAAGGTTGGATTGGTCTTTTTAGTCGGCAGACGTTGATTGTGCTGTCGGAGCCCCAGTGAAAGGCGTATAAGTCATCAGGCTTGATGCCATAAGTTGAAACCATCGCATAAACCCAGGCAATATCACGGGTTTTGCGATTTGCGCTCAGCTGAAAGAATTCGTCAACGATCTGCTGGTCTACAGGAGGGTCAGTGATCATTTGTGTTTAAGACTGGCGCTCTTTACACAGTAACAATAGTACTTTGCAGAGGCCATGGTTAAAGGTTCTCTTAACGAGTTAAGCAATGTTTATTTAACAAAGCTTACAAATATTATATACTAAAGAGGCCCGCCCCCACTGGCTTGTGCTGTCCACGCAAGTCCAACGGCTTCTATGCTAGAAATTTCACCTGATGTGTAAGGCAAATTTACAGTGTCACCCGTGTGGTAAACAGCTGGATTTCCTTCATATGTAATTTCACTTCTACCAAACTCACGTGACTCAATTTGTTTCTCTCCATAAATAAAATTAGTTTCGACAATATCACCAAATTTAATAGCTTTACTCATGTTACTGGCCTCTCTCCGGCTGCTGGACGATACTGTGTGCCGTTTTTATCAAACATAATAAAACCCGACATTGTTATGAAATTAGTTGGTAAATTAAATAATTGCTGAATCATAGGCATCATCATTGGTGATTGGCAATTAAATGGGGGTATGTCAGTATAAGCCAAGCCATAATTAGTCAACCTTTCTAAAGCTTTTTCTTGATCTTTTTGTGTTCTTAATACTAATTCTTCTTCCCATTCTGCCATTGATTTCCCTCCAATAGGAAAATCAGAAGGCTCAGGAGGAAAAAGATTATCAAGATATTTCATTGCATAAATATGTTTGCAATAACGTTTCTCATCTAATATTGGTGTCCAAAAATCTGTAATAGATGTAATTTTTCCGTTAGAACTTGAGTAGTCGTTATAGTTTGGCATTCCCTCAGCTTTCGAGCCAGGAATACTAGGATCGGGTGTGCTCCGTGTAAATTGATCACCAAAACTTCTGAAAACACCAGGAAAATCACGATTAGTATTAAGAGAATCATTTTCCATTAATCCTTCCATTCCCCTTGGCGTACCTACATCAACTGGATATCCACTTGGATTAGCCATGTGCATAACACGATCTGTAAACGCACTGGTCATTGCTCCGTTCATTATTTTTGTTGCTTCTTTATTACTCATCACTTCAAAACGCCCTGGTTTTAATGTGGCACAACTTGTTCTAGGAAAAAATTCCCCTTTGCGTCTTCCGAGTGATGAAACATAAAAATATTGTCGTCTTTGGAAGTCTTGACAAGAACAACAATATCTAGTTCCTGTCATAAGAAAACGACCAGGTTGTGGGCTTGTTCGAGAAGGAGTTACAAGTACTGCATCTTGTGTTGCTTGTACTGAACCCGCTTTTCTTAACGTAAGAATTCCATTATTTTGATCAACAGCTACTAACACAGCAGATACGTAACCAAATCTTGTCTGTGTATTTGGATTAATTGTATTCTTGGTGATTGGAACACCACCCGATTCGATAATACGATCTTCTAAAATTGAGCCGTTAATGGGATATAAATCTGGTTGTCCAGGGAAAAAGCTACGGACAAAAAGAGGTGCAGGTAAAGGATTAGCCGGACTCCAATTACCAGATAAAGTTACATACCAAAAATCAGGATCAGTATCATTTACTGATGCAATAGAAAGAGCAATACTGCCTTGAGAAAGATTATCAAAACGTAAACTTCCAGCTGCTTGAGCCCCAGCCCAATGCATTCCTAATTCTTTATTGGCTGTTGGAAATCCTTGAAGAACACCTGCAACACTAGGAGCATTACCACCTGGAGTAATAGGTACTGGGCCTAAGGGAATCTGATAGAGAAACGGCATATTAAATGCAGTTTGACCCCACTGTGCAGTTGCTAACTCCCATCCTCGTCGCCACCGGCTCCAAGCAGAAGCAACATTAACTTCATAAATAGAGTCAGGGAGACTTCCGCCAAAGTTTGCATTGATTGGTTTTACTCGTCCAAAACCATCTTGATTAAATTCAGTTTTATCTGCAAAACTAAATTTATTATTTGCGTTTTTTGGTGTAAAAGAATCTCCTTGTCTTTGAGCCATAATCAACAACCGCGCAAAGGACCTCCATGTACCCATGCATCACATGTTCGACTCCCTGCACATTTGAAATGAAAAAGCTGACAGTAACCTAAATTACCTGCTTGAATTAAACGCCAAGGATCAGTTAATTCGTTTTTATCTTCTAGCCCTTTTGCCATGCATTCTAATAGTGGATCTGTCTGATCAAATGCAGCACAATTACCACATAATGCAGTTCTTGCTTCTTCTACTGTTGTATTAAATAATTCTGCTTTTTGATGCCAAAATTCAGGATTAGCGGCATCTGGATTCATCGGTCCATAAGCATACTCTTTAATTGTCCAATTACGATTCTTTGTATTTTCTGCTATATCTTGTGTGGCTTTAGGACATCTTCCTTGGACATCACAAACTGTTTTATTAGCCATTACCTGCGCTTTTGCAGGTGGATTAGTTTTCAACATTGTTTTGAATCAACGTAGCAAGCAGAGTCAGTAGAAACCGCCCTGTGCTGTGATGACTACTCCGGCTTGGTCAGTTGTTCCACCAGTTACTGTGTTTGCTGCAAATAAACCTACATAAAGACGATCGCCTTTTTCTAAATAAACACCACGATTATCTACAGGCACACCTGCTGGCATTCCGCTTGTATTTGCAATTTGGGGTACAGGAGTTGCTAAATGCGGCATGTCTGCACTGCAGTCATACTGTGCTTGGTTGGCCGGAATAGTTGATGTAAATAAAACTCTGTAATCACCTGATGCAGGAATTGGATTGGTAGTAAGAGATGTGTGATAAAAAACGAAAGTAAGGGGAACCGTATTAGAAGAATCAACTGCTCTAAATGAAAAACCTGTTACGGTACCAACCGTATAATCAATGTCCGCAATGTTGTTTGTTAATGAAGACTGTGCGCCTGTATAGGTGTAATAACCATTCCCACTAGGTGCAGTGCCGCTATCTAATAAGCCAGTATCACTAACAAAAACTTGGCTACCTGAAATGAGAGTTATCTGATCTCCCGTTGTTGTTGTTTGTAGAACAAAATCTGGTGTGGCAAAAAATTGTTCTCGTACGATTTGAACAGCATCAATAACTCCTCCGTTATTAATGTCATCAGTACGAGTAGCATCCATATCTACCAGCAGTGCTGGCTGTTGTCCACCTTGTACAAAGATGGTGTTATTTGGTTGATTGCCGACAATCTGCGTCGTTACTCGCGCCTGGTCGATTAACGGGCGATCAATTAAAAGCGGTTGTTTGTTAGTGGCGGTACTGGACATTATTCGGCGCGGTGCTTTTTATTAATTATAGAGCAAATTACCCGAAGCTCATTCGTTGCATAGCTTTTACAAAACCATCAGGTAATTTTATTGCGCTATTAGAAAGAGCTTCAGGATTTTTCGCAAGAGCCATAAATTCGGCAAACATATCTTTGCCTCTATTAAATGGTTGAAACTGTATGTATTTGCCTGCTAAATTCATTTTTTAAAACTCAAAGGGATTCAGTAAACGCCTAAAGCCATCCATTAAAATTTGATTTTTAAACGTTTCTAACAAAGACTTGCTTTTATCTTTTTTATCTTGATGTTGAGAACCTTTGTCAAAGTAAACATTAAGTACGTTCTTACTTTGTTCCTTTGATTGTGGCTGTGACGTACTGGCTTGAGGCATGGATGCCTCTTCTAGGTCAGCTGCTGTTGGTAAGTAATCTTTATAACTTTGATTTTTATATGCACTCCATGCTCCTAAACCAGAATTATCGTAGATGGCTTTGGCTGCTCTGATATTAGTGTCTACATCATATAGTTCTTCGTTTGATTTAAGTCCTAATTGTCTGCGCCGTTCTTCGCCTAGCAGATAACCAGGCTCATCAATCATGTTGATTTGAAATAAACCATAAGAATCGTCTCCAGTTGATCTATCAGGATTATGCTGCAAAGGCATAAAAGAAGATTCTCCGCCAGCAATTCCAACCATTGCTGGAATGTCTTCTTCAGGAAAACCTGCATTTCGCAGCTTGTTAATTAATGTGGTTTTGTTAACTTGTTGGCTCATGATATTGCCTCAAACGGATCAAAATTATTTTGTAATCCGGCTAATGGATTTAGTGCTTGATTGACAGCATTTAACATAATTTTCTCCTTAAATGCTTGTAAAAGAGATTTGCTTTTATCTTTTTTATCTTGATGTTGAGAACCTTTTCCAAAATAAACGTTCAACACATTATTCTTATCGCTACTTGCTTGTGGTGTCGCAACGGCTTCACTTGCTGTTCCAGGTACAGTATGTAGTAGCTGGATGTCATAGGGTTGGCCCTGGTCATCAGTGATGGAAAGAGTTCCCATTCCTTTCCCTGGTGTGTAGGTGCCTCCTTCTCCGGTGTATGTCAGTGGAGTGCCTGCACCAATGCCTAAATCAATTCCTCTGTGATAAGTAGATGCCCCCTCCGTAGGAGCTTGACGTGGTCCAAACTCAGAAGTAACTGGAAAATTAAAAGAGTATTGTCCATCTTTGTTTTTCTGAGTTAAGGGTGTTCCGCCAGCAGAAATCCTTGTCAATAAAGAACGAGCAAAGCGTGGGTTAATTGCTTTTCCTTTATTAGGTCCGAACTGAGGAATTACACGGAAGTCGCCGTGGGCTCCCGTGCTGGCGAAGATGTCTTGCGACGGATCAACAATAGACCCCAGTTGAATAGCCATATCAGATACCTGGACGCATTGAAGTAGACATGCCGCCCAAACCAGCCATTTGTGCAAATAGAGCACGTTTCTTTTCGTCTAAAATATTTGCATCAAATGCAAAACCTTCCTCTCCAGAACGATTTGCGCTCATTGGATTAAGGTTGGGTTGCATATCGGTAATTGCAGAAGTAACAGAACCCAAGTCAAATGTTGCACTAGTATTAAAACCGGATTGCCCACGGGCACCTTGGCCTTGGCTCGGTGTGAACATGCTTGCATTTAAAGCTTTATTTTGATCTGGATTAAGAAGTTGATTTACTTCTTGTGACGCCAAATTCATTGCTTGTTGCCGTGCATCTTGATCACGCCCAAAAGTTGCACCTTCACGATCTTGTCCAGTTTCTGAAAAACCAGCCATTAAAGGATTAGGTGAGGAAGTATTGGGGTCACCAAATTTAGCTGCATGAATAGCCAGGCCTAACTTTTCTACTGCTTCACGGTTATCTGCACCTTCGTCACCTGCAAGGTTCAATTGCTCTCGTGCTTTACGGTATAACTCATTCTGTTGGAAATAAGGGTCCGCAGCGGCCATCTGTGCCTGTCTGGAGGCTTCCGCTTGATAAGCTCGCTCTTCTAAGATGTTAAGGGCAGGTAACTCGTCTGTAGCAGGCTCTAAGGTAGTATCGATCTCTCTGTTGCCTCTAGGAGCTAAGAAACTATTTTCTGGTGTAGTTTTTGCGGCGGATTGATAAATGACATCGGCACCTCGTTGTGTTGGATAAAATGTCTGTCCACCTACATTAATCGCACCAGCAGCTGCAGCTTGATTAAAACCCCCCTTTCCAACTAAAACATTACGTCCACCCAGCTGTGCCGGATAAAGATCAGGCGCTTGATTGTATGCGCTGGAAGCTGGAACGTTTCCAGGATTACCCATCAATCCTTGCAAGCCTGCCAAAACAGGATTAGCAGAACGTGCTCCTTGGATAGGATTACCTGCACGCAAAGACTCAAGTACAGCTTGTTGATCTTCTACCCGTCTTCTGCGACTAGCTTCATTTAGTGCTTGTGAACGACCTTGACGTGGTGCCATGTTACCTCCAGGCGAAATTTAAAAGAATACGTGTTCCGACTGCGGTGTCGGCAGGACCAGGTAATGCCTGGATAAATTCAGCGCCAGAACGATCAAATCGATAACGTGCCTGGACGGGATCTTTGTAGTTAGGAACGTAGAGAATCTGCGCTAAACGCCCGGTCTCATACAAATAAACTTCATCCCAAACTTTTAACGCTTCTCTTGCATTACTAGATGAGATCGTACGATCAACATCTCCGGCAATCGTTTCAAAGCGTGTATTAGGGTTAGATGCAACTTCCGTTTTCTTTTCTGCAACATTACATCGTTCAATTTGAACAACAATTTTGTCGTAGAAATAAGTATCTGGAACAGTATTCATTGCCTGATCCAGACGAGCATAGTCACCTGCTGGAACAGTTACTGTGTAATATCCCAGATGATATCTAACTCTGCTTTTGTCGAATTCAGAAAGCTGCACTTTATACTCCTTATCTCACTATTATACGAGTGATTAATAGACTCTCGAACGGCTATCATTACCCATGTAAGGCAAACTAAAGCCTGTAAATTCGTTCAAAAATTTCTTACCTTTATCGTATTGTTCTTGAATTGCACGTCCTGTGCGTGCACCTAAATCAGTTTCAGGATTAGATCGTGCGCCAGGAACTCTGCCCAGGACATTGTTTGCTGCTTGCCCCAGCATTGGACCTGCATACTCTGCTTCGTTGCGGAGCACATTGAAACCTTGTCCCGCCACATTGAGACCTCGGCCCACATTGTCAAGTGGGTTGGGAACCATTCCCATTCCCTGCATAAACACACCACCAGCATTACCCATCATGTTGCCCATGGTATTCATGCTTTGGCGTGCATTCAGCTCCATAAGAGCACGAATGCCCATCGAATTCTCCTGACGGATGTTATCTAGCATTTCTGGAATACCAAACTTATTACCACCCGTCCGGATCATTGCCGAACGATCAAATCGATGCGGAGTTCTAGGGCCGTCCTTACCGGTTGTCATTTCATTTCGAGTGGGACCTGGTACACCTGACATTTGTCTATCTCGTTTTGTTAATTATAAATTAAATAACCCCTGTCTCCAGGGGTTAAAGCTCAAACTCTAATTAAGTCAGCAGCAAGAAGAGCTTCCCAATCAACTCTTTTGATGACCTTCAGTTGTTCTAGGTTGTTAAATCTTTCACCACTTAACGACATCTGAAGATCTTTTATTTCTTTTGCTGTCTTTAAACCAATTCCTTTAACGTGATCAGCAATCATTTGCGCCGTGGCACCATTGATATTTAATCGTGTATCAGGAGGAAAGGTTCTAGGCTCTTCTTTTTTAGCTTTATCTTTTACACGTAAAGCTTTTACTTTTTTAGTTGCAGCCTCATCAGGAACAACTTCTGTATGGTAAACGGTAAAAACTTTACCGTCTTGGTCTTCAACCATGTACCAATCGCCGTCATCCCATTGGCTAACTACTTTAACGCGAGCACCTGTTTTTTTGTGCTGAAATAAGGTAGACATAAGGACCAAAAAAGTTTTGTTTTTCTGGTCCTATATTAACCTAATCAGTTAAAAGTGGGACCAGTAAGATATCCTTCGATATCGTTATAGTCAGCTGCCACATCAGGTTGGATGTAGCATAGTTCAACCACTAAATAACCAAATTTGCCTGCTGCCCGATCAGCTTCAGAAATATAGAAGCCACCGGAAGTTGCAGTTGCAGCTCCAGCGTTCTTAGCATATACCTTGAATTCTTCCTGAGAAGTGCCTTCGTAGTAGACCTTTCCAGCAGAAACACCTGCTGCGCCTGTTGCAGTCAGGATAGGTGTGGTGCCAAAAGCAGAGGAACCTGCGGCAAAGAAGATTTCGTTGGCTTGGGTACCAGCAACCGTAGAAGCAAGGTTAGCTTGAATAGCACCTTCGCCAACTGCGCCGGAGTTAGTAGGACTGCCAGAGTTATTACGACCAAAGGAAATCACGTTGCCAGTGGCAGCGTACACACCTGAGGACGTATGACCATCCCAACCGGAAGCAACGTTAATAGTTGCACGGTAACCATAAATCGGAAGTTCAGCACTACCGGAAACATACATACCAGTGATATTGGTACGCGTTGCATCATTCTTGTAAGGAGAAGGAATGATAACAGATGCTTCGGCTACAGCTCCACCGGTACCGGAGGAATTGATCACTTTTACATAGCCACGCTGTTGGAAATAGCGATAGCCAGGAGTAGCAAGAACTGAAGTAGGACCTGCGTTTGAGCCGTCAACACTCCCACTGTCGTTGGTATCAATGTTTTTGTACCAACCGTTAAGAGCTTCTGCCCAGTTGCCTGGGTAGATCTTTTTGGCTGTTAAGTATGACTGAGACATTTATCTCTCCAGAAATTTATTGTTTACTTAAATCAAATGTCGCCATCGTCTTGGACGAAGCTGAATGCAGTGGTTACAAAGTCCTTATTCAGGATTTCGAAGCCAGCGTACAGCTGCCAAATCAGAATAATGAAACGACTGAAGTCATCATTGTTATTAATGAGAACTTGAGCATTCGGGCCACCAACGCCAACGCCAATTGATTGAGGACCGAAGAAGAATCCTTGTGCAACTTCTTCAGCAGCAAAAGGACCAGCACCAGTAAAGGAGGCTTGGACGGTCTTGTTGGGGAAGTTCGTAGATTCGTAGAACTTAACACCTTCGAACTGCACACCAGTAGGCATCACAGGTTCGCCAGCTAAGAAATAAGCTTGGCCTGCCTGAGGACCCATATAGAAGCTAGAGTTGTTAGGCATCATGGGGTTAGCCATGTACATGCCTTGTCCAGCATTGCCAGAGTAACGTGCAATTTCGCGGAAGTCAGAATCACGACGCAGATGCATCATGAAAGTGGGATCCACAATTGCGCGATACAGTCCGTCAGCAAAAGTAGGAACGTTACGCTTACGGAGCTGTTTAACAACAGTCAGTAAGTCTGTGCGGACAGAGAACTGTTGCACCTGAGCGGCATACTCAGCAGCAGTATAAGTAATCTGGCCGGAAGCATTCTTCTCTTTGCCGCCTGCAAAATAGTAACCACCTTGGCTGTCAGAAGCAGGGCCGTTAGCTTCTGCTTTTGCCAGTTCGTCAATAAAGACGCGGTCACGCCAACGACGATAGTCATCAAGCAGCGTAAGGCTACCGATGGACTGGTGGAACATATTCAGGTTACCAGTGTCCAGCAGAAGACGCTGAGCGGTAACAAGAGTTTCACGTGCAATTTTGAAAGTTGAAGGCTGAGTAGGATCACCCGGATCTGCAGGACCTGTATACTCTTTCAGTACAACCAACACCTTCTCTTTGGTGATGTTGCGGCTATTAGCAGTACCAATAGTCTGATCAGATACACGCTCACGTGAATCCTTAGTTCCAGGCGTTCCCCAGAACTTGTAGCGATCTAGCTGTACTGTTTGGCCAGGCTGACGAGTAAAGTCATGCACAACCACGGGTTCGGTTGCCATCTCGCAAATGTAAGCGGGATGCGGACGGTAAAGCTCTGCCCCAAGAATCTTAGGGAAATCATTATCAATAAACACTTTGGTTTATCCTCCAGTGTCGAATTTCTATTTGGTGAAAGATTTAGACGTTAAAAAACATCTGATCTGAATAAATTTTAGCAGCCGCTAATTTATTGTTAGCGGCGAACTAAAATCACTCCATTACAAACAGCTTGTTTGCAACTGTTTGTGGTTGTGCTTGGTTCAGAAGACGCCATGCGTCAGCTGGATTCGCATCCATTTGGTTGCTAAAACTGCCCCAGAAATCACCAGGTGCCTGAGGTGCTACTGCCGCAGGGGGAGCAGGCATTGCGCCAGCGCCTGGAACCATTGAAGTAGGAACTTGAGTTGGATACCCAGGGGTCTCTAAATCACTTTCTGATTCGTACACAGGGTAAGGACCTTCAGGACCAAAGAACTTCAGGGTGTAATCAGACAGTGTGTCGGGATTGGTAAGAATCTCGTTGTAAGCAAGGTTCTCTTGATGCTCTTGAACAGCAAAATTGGCATAACCTTTAATGCAGTCTTGGGCACGTGAGCCCCATACGACAGCATTATCGAGCATTCCTTCGAGATTTAGGGCGTACTGATTTAGAACCGCTGGAGCCTCCACTCCGTACGCGTCGATTACTTCGCGACTTTCCTCGCTCAGATTGTAATAGTCCGCGATCGCGTGATCCACCTGATTGTGCATCTCCGTCGCCTGAGGACCTACCAGGACTCCTGATTCCCCCCAAGAGAGATTCTGCGAAG